TAACTTTGACTTGGTGCCCATTTTCCACTCAGTTCTTCGACTGTTTTAGCCGTTCCAAGTAAATATGGAAAATGTCTTGGATCAAGTGTGTTTTTCTTTGGGTAGTCTTTTGCTCCTGAGTATAACGCTAAGTGGTCTAAGTGTGCAGATATTCCGTCTTGCCAATTCTTAAACCTCATATGTGCATTTTTATCATAATCGCCACCGCCGGATTGGATTTTTAATCCGCAAGGATTATGATAGGATGCATCTAATCCAGCTGCAGATTTTATAGAATACAAAAATCCAGTTTCATGCGCAAATTGTGCATATGAAATAGCTGGATTAATGTTTCTTTCTAATGATAAATGATAATATAACTCTGCCAAGTCAATAAATTCTCTATTTGATGTCCTTGTCTTGGCCCATTCTTTCATCTGTTGAATTGTAACTGTTGGCTCTGATAATATATTAGTACCTTTATTACTTATGTTACTTATCCCTAAGTAATTACATATCCCCTTTACTATTGCTTGAGCAAATTCATTCTGCTTAGTTTTTAGTATTTCTCTATCAGCATCGTTAGATATAAAGGCTAACTCTACAAGTACAGCAGGCATATTTGTACCTGTTAGCACGGTGAAATTAGCCGGCTTAATACCTCTATCCGCTCGTATTAATGATTTATTCTCGTTTACAGATGATTTTATATCAGCAGATAGCTTATTTCCTTTTGTTGAACCTATTGAATGAAATATCTCAAATCCGTGTGCTTGTGTACTTGATGCACTATTACAATGTATAGAAACAAATACATCAGCTTTTTCTCTGTTAGCAATGTTACATCTCTCTTTAAGCTCTACAAATGTATCATTTGTTCTTGTCATTATGACTTGCATACTTTGTTTTTCCAATAACTGTTTTAATATTGTAGAGACATTCAAGACTATATCTTTCTCATTTACTCCTTGTGCTGTTGCTCCTGGGTCCTTTCCACCATGTCCAGGGTCTATACATATTTTAGGCATCAGTTTTACCTCCCTTATCTTTTAATTGTTCTAATATTTCTTTCAGCTTGTTTGGATATGGAACACCGAGCTTACTTGTATTTTCAAGTAACGATACCCCTTCATTAGATGAATAGAAGAATATTATAGCATTTCTCAAAAATTGAGAACCTAAGGACTTATCAAGTTCAAATCCTATCCATACTAAGATTAAAATTATCACTTTTTTAATAAGCCCAGTAAAGCCTACTGAACTATTTAATTTTTGCAGTTTTATTGCTGCTGCAATACCTGTAATATAATCCGCTATTATTAAAACTATTAGCAATCTAAGAGCAGAATCAAATCCTCCAAGTGCATTAGCTATTGCTCCTAAAATTATTGCTATCACTGTATATACTACCTTTCCAAAATTACTCAAATTCATTGTATCATCTCCTTTTGTTTTCTAAACTCTTGCAACTCTATTAACCATTCTTTTAGTTGAATATGCTCAACTTTGCACTGTTTACATTTCATATTTTTTATTTTATCATTGATATGATTTATAGCCTCTTGTAGTGTCACGTTATATAACTTCCTTACTTAATTTTTTGTTAATTGATTATTCATTATCTTAAAACGTTGAAGTTCTGTGCCTGGAAAAATTTTAGTGTAAAAAGGCAATAAAAAAAGACCTTTTTAGTCCTTATTTATTGCACAATGAATCTTTATTTTTGATTATATCACTTCCTTTTACTTAACTTTACTTTCTCAACTTTATTTTTTACTTAAGGATAATAAAGCTGATAAAACTAATATCATATATCTTGAAAAAAACAAAATTGAACACATTGAAATTTCAAACAAGATTCAAAGTATAATAGATTTAGGATACGAACAAGGACAATTCACCTGTGGAAACTGCCCTGATATGCCTTTTCAAGATTGGGGAGCTTGTATAAGATACAGTCATAATGAATCTGATGTATATTTAGCAACATTGCACCAAAGCTCTACTCAAAATGTATATTTCAGATATTATAGTGCAGGTCAGAAAAAATGGATAACAGGTTGGCAAAAATATACAACTACAGTTTAAACAACTACCCAACTTTGCCATGCACCATTAATGTAGTGACAAGTAGCTGTGCTATAAGGTGGGAATAAAGCTGTAAGTTTTAAATGTATAGCATTATTATTTTGGTATATTAGTTCAGCGTAAGCCCAATCCCAATTGCCTGTGGTTGGTACATTTTTATTTTGATAAAACAATTGAAAAAATCCTGACGCTTTCAAATTCTTTGCAAAAACAAGAATATCAACATCTGTACCTTGTACATCTTGTAGTTTCTTATAGACTGTTTTATCTGTTTTCTCAACTTTATTATCCAAAAGCTTTTTAAGGTTAGTATTTTCTTCTTCAAGTTTTGTATTTTTTTCTGCTAACGAATTGAAATGCGTTTCAAGTTCCAACAATCTTCTATTAAAATTTTGACTTGTCAAATCCTCTTGATTTTTCCATCTTTCTAAGTTTATTGGCATATATTACACCACCTTCCCAAGGCACAAATTGTCTATAAATACTACTCTGTCATCAAGTTCGGGCGTATACGCATTTAAACGCTTGTAGCTCGTATTTTGACTTTCAACGTTATCTATATCGAACTTGACTTTAAAAGGCGATACAGACGTTACTGTGGCGTATCTTATCTTCATAGTCTCACTACCTTTCTTAATGTTCTCTTCATTTGTCCGCCTGCCTTACAATCTATCTCGCAAGATGTCTGAATGTATTTGCCATCAAATCTATTAGTTTGTAGATAAATACATTTCAAATACCCAAATGCTTCGGGCTGTATTGCTGTTGTTAGTTCGATGTGCGAATATACATCTGTCTTTTCGTATAACCTCTTTCGTGCTAAATCATTTAATATAGCTTGATTTGGTACGTCTTGCACATCTTCAAAATATACTATCTCTCTGCCACGACTTTCTATGCTCATTGGACTATCTGCATTATGATTTTCGTAAACACTTGATAGAGGCGGTGTTATGTCACTATTGTTAGTCCTAAGTATTACCACGTTAGGCACCGAAAAAGCGTCAAGCTCTTCTTCTTGTTCAGGATAGATTATAGAGTTCTCATCGTCTTTCAATACAAAATCTATCTGTCTGTTGATAGGCAATGTGTAAGGCTCTGTTGTAAATACACCGTTAGCGTCTACTCTTAAAGAGTTCCAATTTATTATATCTAACAAATCATTGATAATCTGCAGCTTAGATGTGCCTATCTCCCACTCTTTACTTGATTGTAAAGTTAGTGGGCTATCGTCCAAAATAAAAGGTAAAGAGCCTAAAAGACGCTTTACCTCAACTATTGCATTTGTTCCAATATTTACTGAATAAGTGTTTTTTACTCTATCATCTTGTAGTATCAATAGCTTACTGTAGCAGGTACATTCACGATATACAACGCCACTTTGAATGCTCCTTTTACCACTGCTTATAAGATATTCGCCGAGTGGATTTCTTATACCATCAATTATACAAAATATCTTGATTCTATCATTGAGATAGTCAATATCCTTTCTACTCTTTGTAGTAAATGTAGCACTGCCTTTTAACTGCCCTAAACTTGTATATCTTACATTACAGTTAGTTATTGAATACAGTTTCTTTTTGAATTGCCCGTCTTTGTTATATAGCTCATATTCAAATTCAATCTTTCTCATCTCTTATCACCTACTCATATATTGCCATATCTGCAGTCAATCCTGTATCGAGCTTCCATCCCTCGTCAAGCTTAATAAGTCTTAGTTTTCTTCCACCGTCAAAAATATCTTTTTCGATGAAATTAACCTCAACAAGATTAAGCGTAATACCTACAAATCCGAATGTGTTTGATTCTTCTTCGCCCCAAGAAGACACACAGCAGTATATCTTACGACCTATTCTGTCTTTAAACATTAATACTTTTGAACTATCAATAAAGTATTCAAATGCTTTAAATTCTTGATATGTCTTGAATGCAAGATTAACGCTTATCTGTTTATAATCACTTTCGCCAATCTCGATGTCGGGAGCTGATTTGCCTTGATACAGCACTGTTTTTCTATCTTGTATTCGCTTTATCTTAATATCTTGAGTTTCTGAAAAACTATATCCAAGGTAAATACTCTTGTTACTTTCTATATCAACAAAAAAAGACCTATCAATATTCATACTGTAAGTCTTAATTTCACTTTCGCTTGCTCCACCTGATTGCGTAAACGTGATAGCTTTATAATAATATTTTATTCCACTTGCTATTGTATTATCCTTGAACGAGCTTACGAGCGGTAGATTATATCCTATTCTCTTCCAGTCTGAAAAATCATCCTTACGCCATACTTCAGACCTTGCAAATTTAGCATTGTTTTGATTAGTAGTATTGATGATTATTCCGCCGTCTGTATCTTCAAACAGTGTAAGAGTTGCAGGAGCTATAACATCAAAAGATGTTGTTATTTCCTTTTGTGCGTAATCAGACCATAATCCAAATTTACTTCGTATCCTTGCTTTTACAATATACTTAGTTTTGTTTTTCAAGCTCTTAGATACCTTGTAAAAACTATCAGTAGATACGACTTCTCCGCTATCAATATATACGTTGTTATTTTCTTCTACGACCTGCACTTGATACGCCGTCTGCTCTTTGCTCGTCCAGTGAAAAACAGGTAATGCAGTATTGTATATAGACTTTTCATCAAATGTTGGAGCTGTAGGCTTGCCGTATCCGTTGAAAGTCACTGTTTTTGTACCCGTCAATGTTTGACCGAGTATATACCTTGTAGCCGTTATAGAAATTGTATTCGTATTAGTATGAAATACTCCTACCGGGACAGTCACGCCCATCATCGTTGTACCTGTGTAGGTAGTGTCATTAGCTTTCAATGTGAATTTACTTTGTGCAGGTACGGTATTCCAAGTTATTACAACAGGTTTATCAATATTTACATCAACATTATTCGGATCCAATGCCGTTATTGTAGGATTGTCTGCGGTCACAGTAAACGAAAATTCTTTCTCAACACTTGCAGTAATACCGTTTATCGTGTTAGTTAATGTCAACTTTGCGTTATTTTGCCCCCAGTGCAGATGGTCAACGGATATTAGACATTCTTTTTCAGTTAAGCCTGTATATATTACTCCGTTTACTTCTAATTTGTAAGTGTCTTGGTTGTCTGATTTCCATTTGATTTTTCTTATGCTGTCAATATTTAATGTAGTTGTTTCAATCTCTTTTATGTTAGGACTGTCATCTTTTATTGTTAGGTTAGTATGCTCTTTCGCCCAAGCACTCGATGACAGATTGCCATTGTCGGAATACAACACTTGTGCTTCTATTTGTATTCTGTCTTTTTCTTTTAAAGTGTGAGCAGGTATGGTATGTGTTTTTTCTGCGTTGCCTTGAGCTGTATATATGACTTTATCATCAAGCTTAGCGTTTATTATATACTTTTCCTGTCTTTCGCTATCCCATGTTACTTTAATCGGCTGTCTGATTGATGTTGCCTCTATTTTGAGATTTGAGATAGTAGGTACTACCGAGCACTCTGCTATAATTGAAAATTCTGATGATTGCTCGCCACTCCAATTGGAATTAAATTGAAATGGAGATATACCGTTAATTCCGTAGTTTTTATAATTCTCAATAATCTTATCCTTGTCTGGTACAACAAAAAATGAAAGTCCATACCTAAAATATATTATAGGCGTCTGATAATGCCCGATAGTAATTCTTCCTTGTGCCCTGTCTCCGTTTTTAAGTGATAGGTATACTCTGTAATGTACATCTGTAAGAGTGTATATGCTGTTATTACTTAATGACGCTATTTTTTGAGTATAATTCCCGATATTTCCTGATATACTTTTAGTTCCTTTTTTGCTATCCACTCAATCACCCCATCTCTCTGCTAAGCATTAACTGCCTGTCAGGTAATCTTAATACCTTATTTTCAAGACTTTCAAGCTTTTTATATAATCTATCAATAGCTGATACAATCTTATCGTCGTTACGTTTCATACTATCTGTCATCTGTCTTGATTGTTCCGCAGTATATACTCTTGAACCGCTTGGTAAATCCACGATTTCATCTCCGTATTCGTGCAATCTCGCACTTCCGCCTTGTGAGTATGTTGTGCCTATTGCGTATCCACGTCTACCCACACCATTTACAGATTGTTTAGCGTTACTGATGGAGCTTGTAATATCCTTTACTCCGCTATTCATTTCCTTACCCCTGCCAATCAGATAGTTTATAGCGATTACAAGAGCTGTAATTGCAAGAGCTACTCCTATTATAAGTGCTGCCCATTTTGCAAGAGAAACAAATGTCGCATCTGCTAAAAGCCCATTGAAACTTTGTAGTAATCCCATGCCTGTTCTTATCAGACCGTTAGCCCCAAATATTCCGTTTAATACCTTTATTATTGTTCCTACTGTTAGTAATAGCCCCCCTATAGCAGATATTACAACGACTACCTGCGGTGGTGTTCTTGACAGTATTTCCAAGAATCCTGACAATAATTCAATGAACGGAGAAAATGCTGCACCTGCTTCAATCGCTGATGTTTTTAATTTATTCCAAGCGCTTGCGACTTTAGCACTTGTGGTACTTGATATTTTTTCAAAAGCCTCATCCGTTGCACCTGTAGCATTTCTTATTTGCTCAAGATTATCTTTGTATGTCTTCATTCCCTCTTTACCAGTAAGCATTAGCATACCGTTCAAAGCTCTTACATTACCGAACATAGCCGATAATGCTTCATCGTTTCCATGCGTCTTTTTCACAACTTCATCTAAGAAACCACTGAAACCTTTTGAACGTAGGGCAGTAGCACTTAACTCTATACCGTATTGGCTCGCAACGTCTTTTGCCTCTTTAGTAGGTTGAATAACTGATGTCATTATACCTCTAATCGATGTGATAGCTTCATCAGCCTTTACACCTTTTATAGTCATAGTTGAAAGTGCAGCTCCAAGTTCTTCAAACGGAATTCCCATTGTCCCTGCAAGTCCTGCAACCTTACCAAACTGAGCTCCCATTTCTCCAACAGTATTTTTACCTAACTTTTGCGTGATTATAAGTTGATCCGTTATCTTAACAGCGTCTTTTACACTTATCCCGTAAGTATTCATTATAGTTGTAAGGATATCACCTGCAGTTGTCATATCAGTTATTCCTGTTTTTGCCAGTCTTGCGGTATGAGATAACAGCTCTAATGAATCAGAGGTCTGTATTCCCGATGACAAAATATCATATAGCGCATTTGCGGTTTCTCCGGCTGAAACATTATAAGTCTTTGCAACATCTAATGCACCTTGTTTTAGTTTTTCATTGCTAACTTGAGCTGTATCAGATATGGTAAGTACCTTTTGAAACTCTTTGTCAAAGTCTAAAAAAAGCTTTGATGACGCTGCGCCAAGCCCGACCATGCCCGCTCCAATTTTTTGCATATTACCTGCAACTTTATCTAAATTTGCGCCTGAATCTTGAGCGTTTTGTGTAAAATCTTGCCAAGCTGTAGATACTTGTCCAAGTTTAGTTTTTTGAAATTCTAACTCTTTTGTAAGCTTTTTCTGTTCTGCTTCCATTTTGATTAGTTCAGTTTCTGCATTTTTCAAATCTATAGTATATCTTGCTACAGCCTTTGAATTGTTTTTCTTGGAGTTTTCTGCTTTTTCTAAACTTCTTTTTAATGCCTCTACTTTTTCTCTTTGCATTACTATCTTCTGTGATAGCCTTTCATGCTTAAGTCCTAAGTTATCAAAGCCGTTACCACTCGTCTCGGCTTGCGCTTTTGCTCTTCTAAATTCTGCATCCAGTAAAGCCATTTGCTTATTGACATCGGGTATGCCTTGCTTTACTTCATCATAATTAAAACCTAATTGTATCGTCCTTTTATATCCTACGAATCCCGCCACTATATCACCTCTTTTCTATAAAAAGTCATTTATATCATTTGTTGTTATTTCTTGCTCTCTTTTTTTGTATTTCAATTCAAAATGTATTTCAAGCAAAGTTATTACTTTTGCAAGTGTTGAATTGTAGAAATCATCTTCGCTTTGCTTCATCTCAACACAGTAAAGGTAATACAGCATATTCCAATCTATTTTGTGACTTGCTTTATCTGTTCCTCTACCTTCGCCAAGATATTTTTTTTTAAATCTTCATCTTTACAGTATCCGCTTAGCACTTGTGCTAAATGCTCAGTAAGTCCAACAAGTAAATCAAATCCGCCGTTTATTGCTATGACTTGGGCTTCTTCGTAAGTAAATGTCGTATCAGTTACTTTAACACCTGCATATATCAGTTTTGATAATAGTTCGATAGGCTTTGTTGTAGACTCTTCCAATACTGTATTTAAATCTCCAAACTCCTCTGTAAGTATCATTAGTGCAGAGTTATTCAGCAAGATTATCTTTTTTTCTCCGTTTTCAAATTCAAGAGTGATAGGCTCTACTCTGTTTACAGCTATCTTCAATTAGTTCAGCTCCTTTTTTGCATTAAAAAAGACACCCATTAGAGTGTCTTATAATTTTTAAATCTATTT